GCTTGGGTCAGGTTTAGCAGCTCTAAATTACAATACCCAGCCTGAGCCTGTTGATAAATGTTATTTCGACCGCTTGAAATAGTTAGATTCGCCAGCGTGTAAGTTGTATATTCGACGCCCTGAATCTTTACGCGCCAGACTGGATTAAATACTGTCATTAGAACGCCAGCGCATTAGCGCCATTTGTGCCGCGATAGAAGCTGTTATTTAGAACGTTAACGATCTGTCGAGCTGTGCCCTCTTGGTCGATTGCCCCAGATACGTTTATGTAAATATTTCCGCCGCCGCTGCCTAGCTTGTTATTTGGAACTATGCGACCGCTTGATGATGGCACAAATAACTCAGCGCCCACTTCGCCCACAATGTACGGTTTATTTGCTGAAACCATACCGCCAGCAGCTAGTTTAGGAATTTTCGCTAAATCTTTTGAACCGGGCTTTAGATTGTTTACGATGTTATAGCCTGAAATAAGTAAGTTGATACCTGTAATAATTCCGTTAATTGATCCGACTAAAACCCCGATTGCTGCTGAAACTCCATCAATAATTAGGGCGATTCCGCTAAACGCCAGTTTAAAAGTTGTACCTATAAACGTCGCAACAGGTTTAGCCAATACTAAAAACGCGGTTAAGCCAGCACCTAACAGCTTAAAAAATCCTGTGTTATCAGATACAGCTGTACCGATTGCGGTAAATATATTTTTAACGCCTTGAATTACTGGTGTTAAAGTGGCTTTGAATATTGGTACAACATATTTGTTTATGTAATCGTAAAGCGCGGTTAAGCCCGGTAGAAACGTATCTTTAAAAAATGTACCTAATGATTCAAAAACTGGCTGTAAGTCCTCGCCTATATCTGTGGCTAGTGTGCTGATGGTTGGGATAACTTTATCGACGAATAAAGTGACCATTGGAGTAATTGCGTCTAGTACGAACGCTCCGACTGATTCTTTACCCTCATCGAATGCTATCTTTAATCGATCAATCTTTCCCGCAAAAGTATCAGCCGCAGCGTTAGCGGATCCTTCATAAGTTTTTGTTACAGCGGCAATCGCTTCATCGAAACTCATTGTCTTAAGTTCGGCAGCTGTTAAGCCGATGTCTAATTTTGCGAGCGCTGCGGTATTGCCGTCATAGGCTTTAGCAATTAAGTTAGATGTAGTTTCAAGCGATTTTCCTGATCCGACTGACGCGTCTAGTGCTACCTGTTGTAGCTTCATAGCTGCTTCGACGTCGCCCGTACTCTTAACTAAACGGGCAAATGATGGGCGTAATTCGTCGTCGGTTACGCCTACGGCAAGCGCTGTTTTAGTTATGTATGACTCGACTGAAACGATAGTTGCGTCTGTTGCCGTTGTAACGTTTTTAATTGCGGTGGCAAGTTTTACCTGTGCGGCTTCGTCCTCGATCGCAGCTTTAACGCCATCGACTAGCAACGCGCCAGCATAGGCAAGTGCTGCCGCGCCAGCTACAGCGAACGCAGCTCCAGCAGCAGCACCGAAACTGCTTAATTTACCGCCGAAAGTGTCTGTATCTGTGCCCGCGTCTGATAAGCCTTTTTTTAGATTATCGACGTCAGCTAATATCGAGAGCTTAAGCGTTCTTGATCCGTCAGCCATTAGTCGAACCTCTTAACTATTGATGTGAACGCCTTTTCCCATTCAGCGATTAGATAACTTTGCTCAGCTCGAAGCGTTGGATAAATGAAATAGCCAGTCGATCCTCGCCCGGTTGATCCTGACCAAATAGGAAATTGCTTATATTTATTTGATCCGAACTCTGAGCCGCCCCATAAATCGCGAGTCGTTGCGCCACCGCTAAACTTTTGTCCGGCAAATCCGAAAGAAATCTCGCCGATCTTAGATGACTTACTTACCTTAGAACCCTCAGCGATTCGACCAGCTACGGACGCCGAATTAAGCGATCCAGCTGCGGACGTAATTTTGCCCTGTAAATAAGTGGCAAGCGCACTCGATTGCTCTTTAGCTTGGCTGATGGCTTCATCGTCCATCGCTTTAAAGGCTCCAGTAATAGCGCGAAGTTCGGCTTTGTCGTACTGGACGACTTCCTTACTTTCCGCCATTTCGTTTCTCCAATATCTCGAGCGCTGTCAATATGTCCGCCGCGTCCACCCACTCACTCATCGGAATCCCTGTCGCGATCGACAGCTCTACGATTAAGTAGCTTAGGCTTCCTCGGCTGTGGCTTTTGGGGCTTCGGTTTCTCCGACCGTAATATCGACCACCGTTTCGCACCAAATTTCATAAGGTTTAACGGGCTTACCCGCTGCCTCACGTTTTAAAGCGTTCCACGCTAGAAACATTAGATCGGAAATTCCGATTTTTTCCTGAGCCTGTTGAATTGTATAACCTGTCTTTTGCTCCCACTTAGCGAACTCTGGCGGTTGCGCTGTCGTGGTTGCTGTCTTTCCGTCATTTGTTTCGATATGGATTTGTAGTTTCATGCTCCCGATTTCTTTTCTATAGTGTTGGTGTGGTCACGCAAGTAAAGCTAAGCGATACTGTCTGAGCGTCTGGAGCTGTGCCGCCAGCGCTCGGAAAGATTGGCTGTACGTCAAAATTAAAGACTGATCCGCTCGCAGCTGTAAACACGACCGCTAGTGGTGTGTTCGGAGCTGTGTCGGCTGCTGTCCATAGTGAATTACATAATGAACCGCCAGCTGTCCAGTCCGCAAGCATTTCGACGTCGAAAGTACCCTGAGAATCGGTTGTGAAATAAGCCTTACCGTCTAGTGTTTGGTAAGTGTTGATAGTTGACTCGATTGTAAGAGTCGCGGCTGTTGCTTGTGCGTCATAAGTAGCACCATCGATGGTGAAAGTTATATCGCGCCCTGTAACGATTGTAGTTGGCATTTGTTCTCCTAGTTTTCTTGCTTGTAGTAAGTGGACACGTCAATATCCGAAATAAGTAAATTACTCGAACCTAACGCAATAATCGACGGACGCGATACGTCGCCGACGATATATCCCGACGGAATAGCCGCGAGAATCTGTATGACTAACTTCTCGAGATTATCGAGAGCGCCCGCGTTATTGTTATATGCGACGGCGGCTGAGATTGTAAAATTAACTTTTAATTGGATCGAACTGCTAATTAGCGTCGTCTCCAAATACGGAGTACCCGGCACGATGATCGCAGCGGGCGGAATAACCGCCTCGGGTACTGATTCATAGACCGAAGCCGTTACGCCAGCGAGAGCGGTCGCTAGTGGCGCACGAACGTCAGCCTGAATACTGGTAGGCATTATTGACCCATAGTTTCGACGTCAATAAATGGAGCTAATAAACCGACTACGCGATTTTGTAATGAGCGACCTAGCACGAAAGGCGATGGATTGAAGTCAACCTGTGCCGAAGTATTGCCCGGAGCTGTGATCGACTGAAAGACCTCGACCGATACGACTAGGAGCGCCGACTTTACTGGCGCGACGCCTGAATATAAATCGTCAGCTGTTGAGCCATTAAGTACGGCTAAACCAGCTGGAATTTTAGGTGTAAATATTTGATCTGGTGCTGCTGTTGCTGTTGTGAATATGTATGGCGCAATTTGATGATCGTTAACTGTAACGGTTAGATCGAACGCAGCTCCGCAGCCTGAAATAATTACAGCTTGACCGGGCACAAAATAATTTATGCGTTGAGTCGTATAAAACGCCATGCCATCTTTCACTTCGATTCCTGTAATTGCTGACTGATAACCAGTTAGCAACGGCAAGATCGCGCCCTCGGCGCTTTCGATCATTAGATCAAGATATGCGTCCGAGTAAAGAGAAACGCTAACGCCTAGCACGTCGCGAAGTTCTTGCGCTGTAACTATTTGTGGCATTAGCGTTCCTCTCTCGATTCTGCTCGGTCGCCTCGGGAGCGAAACGACCGATGATTATTTCTTAGTTATCTCAGGTCTGATTCCAGCAAGCGCCGAAAGGAATCTTTGGAGCGATTGCGGCGTAACCGTAGTAAAGAATATCTACTGTTCCGTCTGATTGAATATTTGTGCGAAGCTCGAAACGTGGAGATTCGTACCATGTCCATGCGTCAGGGTTAACGACAACCATTGAGAAGTCGCCAGCTGATGTAGTTGGACCAGCGTTTCCGATTGAACGTGAAACGAATAGATTTAGACCCGGTGAAACTACGCCGCGAAGTGAATCGCCGCGAACGTTTCCTGCCTGATTGCTTGGCTGTGCCGCATTATAAAGCGGTGTGCCATTGTCGTTATAACCCATGATGTTAGTCCATTGTCCTGGGCTAACTACTAAGTTACGAGCAAATCCGAGTGATGATGAATAAACAGCGCCCGCAGCTTGTGATGTGTACGCAAGGAATCCGGTAGCTGAGTTAGCGTTAACGCCTGTCTGTTGACCAGCGCCAGCAATAGTTCCGACAGCAAACTCATCTGTAACTTTTGCGTAAGCAAATTCCAGATTTTGAAGCAACGCTGTTAGGTAGCTTGGGTCTGAACGATCGATGAGTTCGATTGTTGAAATTGCGCGACCTTTAAAGCTTTGAACTGGTACTGAAATGTATGTTGCGCTTAGGTTTGATTCTGTAACAGCGCCATTTTCAGCGATGTTTGCGACGGTTGGAACAGCTGTGACCTTTGGCAATTCGAAAGTCATACCTGTTGCGCTAAGAGCTTCGCGTGATAGTGCGTCGATCATGCCACGATCAGCATTTGCTAAGGCATTGATAACTGTGCGGCTCTGTGGTGTTGGAACCATGCCCGGTGCTGTTGATGTTGTGTTATCAGCAGCCTTTACATATTGGCGAGCGTCCTCATCGTGTAGGACTGAAGCCTTTAGTGAATATTGTAGATAAGAAACCTTATCCACGATCGGTGAACGTGGCGCGGTGTACGCCATTGGAACGTGCTTCGACGCTTCTACCGTTTCGGCAGTTGCGACGGTTTCGGTAGTGTCTGACACTTCGTCTCCTTCTGTTGTTGGATTTGTTTCCTCTGTTTCCTCATCTACGGAATCAGAATTCTCATCTGTTGCTTTCATTTCCTCTTTGTCCTCGTCGTCCTCATCGTCGCTGCCATCTTGACTCGCAGCTACGCTAGAAACGCGCGCGCTGTCGATGGCTGGCTCGCTGACAAGGCTGACCTCATCGAGAGAGCCCTTTGCGACGACTAACACGCCATCAACGAAATCATGCGCGTTAACTTTAACGCCTACGCTAAAACCATCGCGGAGACCAGTCGCAGCCTCTACTAATGCGTCGTTGCCCGCTGTTGTCTCCGCGATCTTAAATGTCGCGTCGATTCCCTGTTCGGTTGCGGTCATAGATAAAACCTTGCCGATTGGTCGAGTGCGATCATGTTCTAGCAATAGCTTCACATTCTTAGTCGCGATAGATTCTGGCTTAAAGGTCGTAAGTCCAGCGGACGTCGATCCAGTTTCGTTCCATGTTACGACGCGTCCGGTAATTGTGCGAGATTCGCTATCGGCTGACGTAATTGTTAGCGGCATGTTTAGTTTCATTTGATCATGTCCTCAGCTTGTCGGATTTCATCAACGCTGATTGCGCCGATTTCAAATAATGTTTTGTAAATTGCTACGCGTTCGGCTTCACTTCCACGCAAATAATCCTCGAGTCGGAAATGAACTGATTGCGTTGACGGAACGAAGTCCGGCATAGATAAACGAGTGGAAATCGAAGTCATTAACGGAATTAGCGAGAAATCAAGCAACGTTTTGCGAGTAACGTTTGCGTTTGAGTAAGTCATGCTCGATCCAGTTTCGGCGTCAACGTAAAATGCTGGAATACCAATAGCGCGAGCTAATTCTGTTGCGATGTACGAACGGGCTGCCGCGAGCTGTAACTTCTCAGGATCAAATCCGACTGTTTGTAATTCAACGTCCGCATTTAGAAACGCAGTCGAGCGATTACGTCGAGCAACGCCCCATGACTCTAAGAGTTTTGCGATTCGATCAGCTGGTAACGCTGTGCCGTTTGATTTTAAAACCATTGACGGAACTGGCTCGCGAGCATAGTTAGCAGCTGCGCGTTCTAGCTCCGCACCTGTGCGAATTGTGCGACCAGCGCGATTTAATAATCCTTCATCATTTCCATAAAATACAATTAACGACCCGACGCCAGAATCAGGTATTTGTTTTCCGTCGATCGTGTAATACAGAACTTCCGTTCCGTTATTGTTTAAAAATACGCCGACGCGTGTTGGCACGATTCGCTGAACGGAGCGAATTCGCATTGTGTCGGCGAATAGTTCTGTAATTTGCCAATAGGCATAACCGTAAAATAATAAATCCTCAGCTGTCCAGACATATGTTGCGCTACCCGGTACGCGTGGATCGGGATCACGTATTACGCGGGGCGCTGGCACTTCAAGCCCCGTCGTATTATCCCGGAGCTGTAATCCGATCGAAGCAATAGACGAACAGATGATCCCGCGACCACGTGCGATCGTAGGAACACTCATCGCTTCCTCGCGCGTAGCCTGAGTAGCGCCACCGTTAAAGGTATAAATCGAATCTAATGCGAATACAGGTGAAACCGAAGCCTCAATATCAGAATTTTGAGACGGCGCTACGGCTTCGACCTTAGACGCAAATAAATCACGAATACCCATGCGCGAATTGTGTCAGGCTTATAGCACTAGCCCGTCATAATATCGAAGTCCATCTCTGGGCGTGTCGCGAAGTGCGTTACTAACGCAGTGGCTACCGCCGCGCAAACCGCAGCTTGCGAAGCTCGACGTCCGATTACCCAGCCACCATCACCGCGCTTTAATTGGACAGCCGAAAGAATCTGTTTAGTTAGATCGCTTTGCCCTCGATGGCGTAGCCGCCCGGAGTTGATC